AGTTCCTGCACAAATTAAAAGATGGAATAAAGCAGGAGGGCAAGTTTTAGAAGGATTAGTAAGAAGAAGGGAAGCAGAAGCATTACTTTTTCAAGCTAAAGAATGGGAGAATGTGTAAATGCCATTAGCTAAATTTGTATTACGACCTGGAATAGATAGAGAAGGAACATCTTACGATAGCGAAGGAGGATGGTTTGACAGTAACCTTGTAAGATTTAACAGAGGCAGACCACAGAAAATAGGTGGTTGGCGTAAAGATAACAGTGAAACATTCAATGGTACTTGCAGGGCATTGCACGGTTGGGTAGCATTAGATGGTTCAAGATATTTAGGTTTAGGGACAACAACTAAATATTACATAGAAGAAAGTAATGCATCTTTTAACGATGTTACACCTATTCGTAAAACGTCCACTAATAGCATAACTTTTTCTGCTACTAATGGTTCTTCTGTGATAACAGCAACAGACTCTAGTCATGGAGCAGTACAGGGTGATTTTGTAACATTAAGTGGAGCAGCAAGTTTAGGGGGAAACATAACTGCTGCAGTATTAAATCAAGAATATGAAATAGCAACAGTTCCAACAGCAAACACATACACATTTACAGCTAAAGATACTTCAGGTGCAACTGTTACTGCTAACGCAAGTGATAGTGGTAATGGTGGTTCTGGTGTAGATGGTTCTTATCAAATCAATGTTGGTTTAGATGATTATGTACAAGGAACAGGTTGGGGAGCAGGATTGTGGGGTGCGAGTACATGGGGTTCTAGTTCTGCATTGTCTGCAAATAACCAACTTAGATTATGGTCACACGATCATTTCGGTGAAGATTTAATAATTAATGTAAGAGCAGGTGGAGTTTATTACTGGGACAAAACTAATGGTTTAGGAACTAGAGCAGTTGCTCTTACTTCTTTAAGTGGTGCTAATCTAGTACCTACTGTTGGATTGCAAACAATGATATCAGAAAAAGATAGACATGTGATCGTGTTAGGTGCAGACCCCATAGAAGGAGAAACGAGATCAGGCACAGTTGACCCCATGTTAATAGCCTTTAGTGATCAAGAAAATGCAGTTGATTGGGAACCTTTGACTACTAACACAGCAGGAAGTTTACGTTTGTCTGAAGGAAGTCAAATTATAGGTGGTATAAAAGCTAGACAAGAGATGTTAGTGTGGACAGACACATCTTTGTACAGTATGCAGTTTATTGGACCACCTTTTACTTTTGGCATAAATTTACTTAACAAAGGTTCAGGACTGATAGCACCAAATGCATCAGTTAATGCTGCACCTGGAGTTTTTTGGATGGACTCTGATAACTTTTACGTGTATAATGGTAGTGTACAAAAACTTCCTTGTAGTGTGCACACGTATGTGTTTCAAGACATAAATTTAGGACAAGCACATAAAGTTATATCTTTTAGTAATTCAGAGTTTGATGAAGTTGGTTGGTTTTATCCTTCTTCGTCTAGCACAGAGATAGATCGTTATGTGTGTTACGACTATGCTGATAATGTTTGGACATATGGTAATCTCAGTAGAACTGCATGGTTAGACCAAGGCATAGTAGACTATCCTAGAGCAACAGCTAGTAACTATTTATATGAGCATGAATTCGGATATAACGATGATGGTAGTCCTATGACTAATGTGTATATTGAAAGTGCAGATTTAGACATAGGTGAAGGAGATCAGTTTGCTTTTATAAGCCGATTAATACCTGATGTCAGATTTTTAAATAACAGTTCAGGTGGTCAAGTAAATTTTGTGTTAAAAACTAGAGATTATCCAGGTGATTCGTTAACTACTAAAAGTACTGACGCACTCACAAGTTCTACAGATAAAAAAGACATGAGGGCAAGAGCAAGGCAAGCAGTTATACGTTTTGAGTCTGACGACGATGACACAACTGCTAACGATGATGTCGGTTGGCGTATAGGTGCTACTAGATTAGAAATACGAGGCGATGGTAGAAGGTGAGTAAACTGCTTTCTTCACGTCTACCTATAGCTATAGGTTCAGAACTTACTGCTGACACATACAATAGATTAGTACGTGTATTAGAAATAAATCTGGGTGAGTTTGATCCTGACAATACTCGACAGATAGACACAACGTTGCGTGACACAGTATTTTTTAATCCAGGAACAGTTATTTGGAATACATCAGTGGGTGTGCTACAAGTTTACACTGGTACATATTGGCAAGACATTTCTACACCTACTAACCCTAAAGGATATCAAGCGAATGCGGAGGTTGGTGTAGTCTCTGTAAAAACTAACGGAAATATAACTATAACTTTATAAATATGGAACCATTTTATTACAACTGTACATTAGTTCGAGTCATAGATGGAGACACGATCGATGTAGACATAGATTTAGGATTCGATGTAATATTATCTAAACAACGTGTGCGTTTAGCTGGTATAGATACACCAGAATCAAGAACAAGAAACCTAGCAGAGAAAGCACTAGGTTTACAGGCAAAAGAAAGATTAATCGAATTATGCGGTAAAAAACTTCGAGTTAAATCTTTAGGCAAAGGCAAGTATGGTAGAATTCTTGGCATACCTCATACGATAGAGGGGGAAGATATCTGTGCTATGCTTATAAGCGAAGGGCATGCCGTAGAATATTGGGGTGGGACTAAAACTAAGGTCTGGGCATAAAAAACGGAGTCCATAAATCGCTTCTACGGACTTTTCTTATACTGACTAAGGGTAAACTACCCCTCTAACAAGAGTCTTTTGCTATAAGTCTACCTGTTTTAATCAGGTACTTTATATCTCCAACTGTTAAGTCTTGTACGTTTTCTATTAGATACTTAGCTTTTACAGAACTAAAACGACCTAACTCTGTATGCCCTTTTACATCCTGTACCACATCTTGTATTTCACGTAAAATCCATTCGACTCTAGTAGTCTTGCCTTTTGTATAATATGTACTAGATCTGCCTATGGGTACACGCACCGAAGTGTTTTCTAAAAAATCGTAGTCTTTAGATTCTTTTACATTATTAAGGTTAATAGATAGACGTTTACATTGTTTTTCATACTTGTTACCATGTAGTGACGAGAACTCTATGTTACGTTCTCGCAACGATGCGCTTAGTTCTTGAAATGTAGGTTTATCTGGGTGAAAGTTTTTTAATAAAACACAAAATGTTGATACAAACCTAGCACCGTGTTGATATCCAGGTTCTAACAGATGGGCATATTCGTGAAGTACAACAGCCCAAGTTCGTGCCCATGATCTAGGTATGGTAATAATTTTGCCCCAATTTTGAGCAGTTGCTTTTTGGTTTCTCCTGTTGGTAAACCTAACAGTAGTTTTATGTCTAAGTTTTAGCTTAGTGTCTAATTGTTTAACTATATGTAATACTTGAGCATCGTCGAGTACCTCATTTGCTTTACGCCAACTAGCCTCATGCTCCCACGTATACACTTTGTTTCTTTGTTTATCTCTCATAATATTTTCCTTTCTTGTTTCTTACATGCATATCATACTACATTGTACAACAAAGTAAAGGACTTTATTAAATAAATATTTATTATTCTAGAGAATTTAAGTATGATAAGAATACAGTTTACTACTGCAGCTTTCAGGTACAGCAATAACCTGCTTAGAACAACTAACATATATGTGGAGAATAATATGCCTGGAATGAGAAGTAGAAGAGAAACGATTAGACAAGGTAAGGATTGGTCTAAAGGTCAATACGCAGAAGAGAAAAAGAACAAAAAATCTAAGAAAAAGTAATGCAGATGACTGCCCCAAGACAAGGGATTGCAGGTGCTGCTGAATATCTCGCTGCTCAAGGTCGTAATGGCGACACAATGCTGTCGCACACCACTGTTGGTGAAACAGTTATTCCCCAAGAGATTCTAAACAAGAATCCTAATTTACGCAAAGATATACAAAACGCTTTCGATTATGAAGACATTCCTATGGATCAATATGTTGTTGGTTCAGGTGTTATGTCAATTAACCCAGCAACAGGATTACCAGAGTTTGGTTGGTTAAGTAAATCCTGGAAAAGCGTAAGAAAAACAGTTAAAAAAGCTGGTCCAGTTATAGGTGCCATAGTAGGAGGCATGATTGGTGGTCCAGTAGGTGCTTCTATAGGTGCAGGAATAGGCACAAAAACTTCTGCTATGCCTAAAGAAGACATACTTAGAAACATGGCTATCGCTTATGGTGGTGCTAACGTACTACAAGGAGCAGGTGTTGGGAATGCAGCAAGTGCTGCAAGAGGTGCTGCAAGTTCTGCTGGTGGCTGGAGTAATCCGTTTGCTGCAGCATGGGATGGTGTAGGTGCATTTTTTAGTGGTACTAACTGGACTCCTATGGGTGTTGGTGAAACATCTGGTATTGGTGGTTTTTTCCAAGACATCGGTGGTGGTTTTAGTCGAAGCATGGGATTCGGTGGCTCAGGAACATTAGTAGATGCAGGTTTAACAAGTGCTCAAGCAGGAGAAGTATCAGCATTAATGCAAGGTGGTATGGACGCAGTAACTGCTGCACAACAAATAGGTATAACTGATCCAGCAATACTAAGAACATTAGGAACTAATACTTTTGGTCCAGGTGTATTAAACGCTGGTGGTACAGCTTATGCTAGTTTAAATCCATTAGAACAATGGGCTGTGCAAACAGGATTTGATGCAGCTACAGGTATTATGCAAGAACAAGGTGGTATGGGTGGACCAATGGGAGGAAATGCTGCAGCGTACATGGGCAGAGGTTTAACTTCTGGTGGAGCGATACCTATGCAAAATGTTCAAGGAAGTAATGTTGGCATAGCTGGTATGCAACCTATGGGAAACAACATAAATGCTCGTTCGTTTCAACAAGGTATAAACGCTCCTACAAACACAACAATAACAGACACTCGAGCAGGGAATACAGCTATGTTACCTCAAAGTGGTTCGCCTTACGATTCTGCGATAGCTCAAACAACAAAAGGTAACGAAATGCTAGATTTACTAGCAGGAACTCTTGCTAGACGTCCATTACCTGAAACACCTGGACTTGCTAGTCTAACAACTCCTTTCCCTGTGTTTCAACAACCAACTTTCGCAGCAGCAGGTGGTGGTTTTGTAGGACAAGCCAGACCAATGTTCGCAGCTGGTGGTGGTGTGTTTGAAGGTGGTGGATATGTACAAGGTCCAGGAGGAGAAAAAGAAGATAGAATTAACGCAAAACTTTCTAATAACGAATTCGTTATGACAGCTGATGCTGTACGTGGTGCAGGTAATGGAAGTATAGACGAAGGTGCAAGAAAAATGTATCAAATGATGAATAATTTTGAGAGGAGAGCCTAATGGCTGAGGGACAAACAAGTACAAGTTATACTTTACCACCACAATACATACAAGATTTTTTAGCTGGGGGAGGCGAAGGTTCAGGAGTAGCTGGTTTATTCCCTTTATTAAATCAATCGTTAAATCAACAGTTCGCTACAATGGGGCAACCTGGAGCAACACCTTTTACTTATGGTGGAGAACGTATTGCTGGTTTTGACCCAAGAGAACTTGCTGGTTTTGAACTGGCAGACCAAGCTATAGGAAGCTATATACCTTACTTAAACAGACAAAGTGCGTTAAATGAAGCAGGTCTTGCAACAGGTTTAGCTGGTCTAACCGCACAACAAACACAAGCTGGTCTAGGTAAAGACATGACATTAGCTGGTTTGGCAGAAGCAGACGCATTAAACAGACAAGGACTTGGTTCTCAAATTGCTGGTTATGGCGAAGCAGGAACAAGACTTAGAGGATTACAAGGTATACAAGATTATGGTTTAAACCAAGCACAAAACTTATATGGCGATGCAGCAGGATCTGTAATTAGAGGTGCTGACCAAGGCGGAAGACTTGCTGGTATAGGTGCTGAAAGAAGTCTAGCTGGTTTAGGTGATGCAACTTCTACAGCTAGAGGTGCATATGGATTATTAGGAAGTCAATTAGGTGGCTCTGGTTTAACAGCAAGAGGTACATTACAAGATGCAGCTAGAACATCGTTAGGTGCTACACGTGGTTTTGACCCTTCTTCTGTTTCTAGGTTTATGAATCCTTACGAAGATCAAGTTGTACAACAAGTTTTACGTGATGTGAGAGAACAGGGTTCAGTAGCAGATCAAAGACAAAGAGCAAATGCAATCGCGAGTGGTGCATTTGGTGGATCAAGATCTAGACTACAAGCTAGTGAACTAGCAGAAGCACAAAGATTAGCAGAACTCGATGCAGTAGCACAACTCAGAAGAGGAGGTTACGGTGAAGCGATGGGTCAAGCAGCAAATGCTTTTGAAAACCAACAAAGAAGACAAGCAGGTGCTGCTGGACAGTTAGGTAACATAGCAGGTGGTTTAGGTAGTTTAGCAGGACAACAAGCAACAGCTGGTCAAAATTTAGCTAATCAATTCGCTAATTATGGGCAAGCAGCAGGAACAACTTTAGGTAATTTAGGTACAACTATGGCTAATTTAGGTCAGTTGCGTGGTGGTGCTCAAAGTGGACTTGGTTCTGCTATACAAGGATTAACAGGACAACGTGTTGGACTTGGTCAAAATATTGCATCTGGTGTAGGTAACTTAGGTGCAGCAACAGGTGCTGCTTATCAAAACTTAGGAAACACTTTAGGAAACTTAGGTCAAATGGGTGGTGCTGCTTTGAATCGTTATGGTTCTACATTAGGTCAAACAGGTGTACAAGCTGGTGGACTACAACAAGCAACAGGTAATCAGATGGGTGCTATCGGTCAAAACTTAGGAAACTTACAAAGACAAGATATAAGTCTATTGGGTTCAGTAGGTGGAGCGAATCGTGGCATGAATCAAGCAATTAACGATTTAGCTTACCAAAATTTTGTTGGTCAGTACAATTTACCACAAAACTTATTAGGACAGTACTCAGGCATTGCTCAAGGTATCTCGCCCCTTGCTGGTGCTACTGGTTACAATATGACTCAAGCACCTAACGTAGATTATTTAAGTTCAGGACTTGGTGGCTTTATGAACGCTGCTGGTCAAACTTACATGGGAGGATAAAGATAATGGCTATAGATCCTAGATTATTAGAACAAGCATTAAGACTGGACCAATTAGGTGCACAATCTGACGGAACAGGTGGCATAACTGATATGCTTACACCACAGTTTGATACGACACAATATGCTGAAGCAGGTGCGTTACCAGATTTAAATTTAGATTTATCTAATGTAATCGCAGGAGGTGGCTCAAACGATCTTAGTTTTGACCCTCAACAATTTTTAAACGAATCTAACAATTTAGATCCTCAAGTAAGGGAACTGGTTAATGATGAAGTTGGTCAAGTTTTACTGAACGCACAAGCTGGTGATGAAGAAGATGGCATACGTGCTATAACAGCAGTTGCGTTAGATGAATCAGGAGCAACGCCACCTGAAGTTGAAGAAGGTTATAAGAGTATATCAGATTTAATACAAGCAGGTGGTTTACCTGCTGTTGAACAGTTTGTAAGAGATGTGTACACAGATGGTGACAATACAGAATCTATACCTAGTTGGGCACTCCCTGCTTCTGTGTTCGGTACGTTTTTAATGAACGAGCCTGGAGACTGGAGGCAAGCGATATTAAAAGCTAGAGGAAAAACTGCTCAGACTATGTTTAACCAAAGGGTTCAAAATAAAGCGAACAAAGATAAACTAGAACTAGACATAAAGAAAAAAGCACTAGATTTATTTGCTTCTGGTGCACCAACAGCGACAAGTCTCGTAGGATTAGTTGGTCAAGTAACACCTGGATCTTTAGCTAAGTACGAAAAATCTGGTAAACTCAGCGACTTAGAGTTAATAACTTCGCAAAAAGACGTAGGTGATTTATTAAAAGACTTCACTGTAGAATCTGTTGCTAAATACCAAAAAACTGATAATTATGCTGATTTAGTTAGACTTCCTGGAAAAGGAGAAAAAGGTACAACTACGCTAGATTTCTTAAAAGAATTTACTCCAGGTTCTGTTAAATTATACGAAGATGGTGGTAGAGAAGATCCTAGTGTTCTAGTAAGAAAACCAAACGCTAAAAGTGGCAGTAGTATGACATTAGATAAAATGTTTGAGTTACTAGAAACATACACACCAGAAAGCGTAGATGCGTTCAAAGCATCTGGTAATTTTAGTTCTTTAGAGCCTAAAGATGCAGGCAGTTGGACACCGACAGTTGGTAACACAACTGATGCACAGCAAGAGGCTGACTTAAATACCATGCAAACTGTAGATTTTAGAGAAAGATTAAAAGCAGCAAGTCTACCTGAAAAAATAAAACAACTTAGAAACTTTTCTTTATTAAATTCACAAACTACACGAAAAATTAATGAGAAAACACCAGCAGGAGATATTTTAAAACAACGAATTCCTTTAGCTACATTTGGTGTTGAAGCTTACGCAGAAGAGATTGGTCTTCCGTTAGATAACCCAGAAGTAATGCGTATTTTAAATGTAGCTAAAACTCAATTACCTTATGCATCTGTAGAAGACATTAATAGATTAGGTGCGTTAAATAATGTAAAAGATAAAGTAGCTAAGATGGGTGCTATACTCGAAGCAACTCCTCAAGATGTAACTGGTGTTGCAGGTTTCGTGTTTGACACAAATGCTGCAAGAATTGCTGATGATTTAATACCTGGATTCGACATACCTATAGGTGCAACAGTTTCACAAGTTTTTAGTAGTGTAGCAGAAGTCGACTTAATAGAAGAAATATTAAAAGAAGCTAGATTTAGTGATCAAGATAGAAAGCTAGTAAGAGACTTTATAAAAGGTCGTGATTTCGCTAACCTTACTGAGAAAAAACTTAGACATAAAGAAATAATGAACATTATTGATAGAAATTTAGATGGTTTAAACTTCAGATTAGAAAATTACCAACTGCCTCCTGGAATGACTGAAGAAGACACAAGAGGTCAAGACAACTCAGAAGAAAGATTAAACCAGTTACGTGAAAACATATTAAATATGACTAATCAAGGTGATTAACGATGGCGATAGATCCTGTATCAGAAGCATTAAAGATTAAACCTCTGATAACAGATGACATATACAACGCATACATAGGTTTAGACGCTGCAAACCAGCAATCATTTTTAGCTAGTTTAAACGAAGACGAGTTGATAAACATGCAACTGCGTTTAAGTAACCAGTTCAATTTACCCGACGACGAGTTTGAAGCTGCGTTTAGTTCTGCTAGAAGAGATTTTATGCTAGGTGGTGATTTCCCAACAGATCCTACAGGCATGCCAATGTATGATATGCCAGTAGCGGGTTCACAAGCACAAGATTTTGCTCAAGAAATATTCGCTGGTATGCGGGAAAAGGGTTTCGATTATTCAGGATTACAAAATAATAAATTACGCAGAGGTCTAAGTTTTATGGACACTGCTGGTGAAAAAGAAGACTTTCTTACTAAGAACGTTGGACCACAAGGTGTTGGTTGGACTCAAGATAAATATGGTCGTTATGCGATTATGCCAGAGTTCCGTGAACAATTAGGAGGAACTCCTGGAGATATGCCTCTTACTATTGATAATCCTGGAGTTTATGAACGTGGGGATATTGCAGATTTAGCTGGTAGTTCACCAGAAATAACAGCAACGATACTAGCAAGTATTGCTACTCGAAACTTAGGTTTAAGTCCAGCAGTCTTGGCTAGTGGTACAGCTGCAGGTACAGCAAAAGGTGTAGAAGAGGGAGTAGAAACTCTTGCTGGATTACAACAACAAACTTTAGGTGAAGTAGGTAAAGATGTTGCTGCCGAAGCAGCACTTGGTGCTACAGCAGAACTAGGTGGTAGAGGGTTAGTCAGGATGGGAAAATTTGCAGTTTCTCCTGCAGAAGTGCGTATTCCTACAGGTGACCGTGGTTTATTTAATTTAAAAACATATACGTATGCACCTAAAGTAGACGCAGCTGCTGGTCCAGGAGTTAGGGAAACACAAACTCTTGTAAGAGAATTAATTGACGAAGGTGCAATTCCTGATGTAGCGAAAGCAACGGGAAGAAATTTTCCATTAGGTTTTTTATCTCAACTTGGTGAAAGAATTTTTGGTTACAACCAACAGAAAAATGTAACTAATGTTAGATACATGCAAGATAAAATCAATGGATTTTTAAAAGAAGTAGATGCAGAACCTTTCGATCCATTTATGGGTAAAGTTTTTCCTAAATTAAATGAGGCAGAACTAGGAGCATTAATACAGTTTCAAAGAGAAAAATCTAAATCAGCCATTGAACTTGGTGTAGACACTGCATTAGAAACATTAAAAAGTGCAATAAAAACAGAATCAGACAATTTAACAAGTCAAGTAGGAAAACCACCAGCAAATGTTGGAACTGAACTTGCTGATAATGTTAACAAAGCATATCTAGAATTTCAAGAATCAACGACTAGACTGTATAACGAAGCAGATCAATTACTAGGTAATAAGGCTGTGGTGCCGACGAGTTCGCTAAAACGAGAAGCACAGAATATATTAGATGCTGTCCCTAAAACAGCTGATGGGCAATATGTAGGTGGTGTTAGTGAAATAACTTTAAAACTGTTACAAGACATTATAGAGATGCCTGCTAATGTAAGTGCTACACACATGTCTGCTCTTAGAACTATGTTTGGTAGTGCAGGTTATACTGATGAGATGCTCTCTGGTTTTGGTCAAAAACAATTTAATATGTTAAAAGCTGCAGCTAATGAAGGTTTTGATTTAGCTGTAAACAACGGAGTAAAAGGTGTTCGTTATATTGATAAGAACGGCAACTTAGTGGTGTCAGAAAGAAAAATGTCAAACATAGAAGCAGAAAGAGCAAGAGCAGGATTGGCAAAATTAAAAGAGGCAACTTCTACATATGGTGAAGGTATTGCAGCATTTGATAATCGTTTAATAAAAATGCTTACTAACAAAGATGGTGTTGATCCTGATTTACTTTTGTCTAAAGTTATCTCTAGAAACGCTCCTGTAAAAATTAAACAATTTTTAGACGCTTCTACAGACCCAGAAGCTGCAAGAAAAATGTTACAAAGTGGACATTTTGATTCTATGGTTGCTAACGCAACAGATGTCGAAGGTAATTTTTCTGCTAATTCTGTACTAAGACAAATAAAAGCATTAGGTACATCTTATCCTGCGTTATATAAAGACAGTGCTCCTGCAATACTGAGATCACTAGAACAGCTAAGCACTGCTCAAAAAGTTATACCTATAGAAGACTTTACTAAAATAAAATCTTCTTTATCTAGATCGATTGAGTCTGGTGATGCAGGACAGTTTACAAATGTTGTAAAAGAATACGTTAAAACTTTAGATGAACAATATAAATTTTTAGACGCTAATTTCAATAAACGGATAGGCAGTTTTTCTCCTGAAGAAGTTGTACCATGGTTAACTCGAAAAGCTTCATCAGATGACATAACAGCATTTATAAACTATTATAGCAAAGAAGCACCAGAAGTTGTCGCAGACTTTAGACAAAAATTTATGGTTAATCTGTTAGACAATGTGTATGACACTACTAAAATGAATCCTGTTGGTGTGGTGTTAAATGGATCGCAGTTGTTAAAAGCTGTTGACGACATAGGAGCAGCCAGACTATCAGCTGCATTTGGTGCCGATACAGCACAAGCGTTAGAAAGGTTTGCACAGCAAGCATCTTTTCTAACAACAAAAGGTGAAGGGTTTGCTGGAGGTTTAGTAGCAATGAACATTGCGTTGAATCCTCTACAAAATGTAGGTAAATTAATAAAAATAAATATACTTACTGATGTACTTTCTAAACCTGGAACATTACGTTATTTAACAACTATAATAGAAAACCCTAGTGTCAGAACAACAGGTTATGCTGCTGGTCAACTAGGTGCTGACATAATAGCACAGATTGCAGCAGAAGACTCTACTGTAGATCCAGATCAATTAGAAAAAATGACGTTAGAACTACAAAATGGACTTTTAGGTTTAACCGATGACGCTTATAATAATTATGAAGATGAGGAAGAGTAATGGCTGAACGAGTAAATTTTGGAACTATGGGGTTTAATAATCAAATGGTTGGTGATTTTGAAGAGATTCAACAAATGCCTGCCTATACACCACCTG